GTCCTGTGGCGAGAAGGTGTAGAGATTTGCTACCCCCTACCCCGTCGCGCTTCAGCGGCCGTCTTTGCTTGGTGGCACGTCAGACAGATAGCCTGCAGGTTCTTGTCGCCGTCGGTGCCGCCCTCGAACTTCGGCACCTTGTGATCCACTTGCTTTGCCGGCCTCAGCTTTCCATCTGCCATGCACATCTGGCACAAGCCTTTGTCGCGGCTCAGGATGCGCTTGCGGGTTTGCTCCCACTCGGCACCATAACCCCGGCTTTGCCTGCTGCCTCGCCTTTCATCGCCGAACTTGCCGATCTTCCGATCGGCCTGATGCGTGGCGCAGTAACCGGAACCGTCGCGCACTAGCGCGCTACAACCAGCATGCCTGCAGGGCCGAGGCGCTGCGCTAGGCATGGGCAACAAAAAAGCCCGGCGACTCGGATGAGTGGCAGGGCTTTGGAGACAATTCGAACAGCGTGCCGGTTTTATACTGGAAGTGTCCGGCCATGTCAACACCCCGCCGCAATGTCGTTCAGGTGGCCCATGATGGCGCGATGTACAGCATCGAGGCGTTCATACAGGCGCTGCCGCGCGATGCCCATGCGCTGGGCTATTGATACCGCTGTGCCGCCGCGCTGATAGAACTCTACGCACAGCGCCTGATCCTCAGCAGGCAGCCGCGCCACGGCTTGATCAGTCTCGCGCACGTACTCGCAATCGCACACACCGGGCGGCAACTGGCTGCCATAGCTTCCGCCGTGCTGCGCCTGGTTGAACATCGGGCTGACGCTGGGATAGCCCAAGCCCTTGCTGTTCTGGCGCATCGCCCATTTACCCCAGATGCTCAGCTGCACGTTGATGTACTCGATCATCGCTGCCCTTTCAGTTCTCTGTTCTTCGCCGCCTTCAACAGCTTGCGGATCTTGCGGGCCTTGCGCCGCCGCTCGCGCTCCCGGTATTCCTTGTCCGACTTCTCCATTCGCTCACGGGTGACCCGTAGCCGATCCAACGTATCGGCGGGATCACCCCACAGCCAGGCAAATGGCGGCGCACTCAACGGCGGCCCCGCTTGGGCACAGGCGCCGATAGTTCGACCGGCAAGGCCGGCACCACCTCGACGCCCAGCACGCCGGCTGAGCGGCCCAGCTCGTGGCCAGCTTCGACGAAATGCACGCGATGCTCGGGCTTGGCTTCCGGGCGCAGGCCGCGCTTGATGACGTTGTTGACTTCTTCGGCGCCGAATGCCTCGCGCAGGGCATCGACGAAGGCCGCGCACCGTGGCATCTTCGCCCTCACCTTCCATACCTCGCCGAGGTGTGGCAGAGGTATGGAACCCCGGAAGCCTTGCCCTGTGGCCCTCTTCCATACCTTCCATACCTTCCATACCTAAAGTGAGTCAGGAGTGCGCGCGCGCGTGGGCGCACGGGCCTGTGCATACGCCTGCACGCGCCCACACGTACGTGAGAGAAAAGGTATGGAAGGTATGGAAGGTATGGAACCCCCTTCTCTCCCAAGGCTTCGCGGGTTCCATACCTTGGCGTAAAGGTGTGGAAGGTATGGAACATCGCGGGGTCAGAGCGGAACATCATCGCCCTCCCAATCGGGCGTGCCGGTCGTCGAACTGGCCTCATTTCTAACGGGAGGCTTGTACCAGAACCGGATCATGCCGTTGCGGCGCTCCACTCGCGTGCAACCGAGCTTGCGCAGTGCCTGCCCGATGCGTGTCTGCAGGGCCGGTGTTACTTTTGAGGCGTCGAGTTTGAGGCAGTCGGCCGTCACGTCGTGCATCGAGAAATCGGAAACACGGGCATACACCCAATCGTGGATCGCATCGAGCAGACTGTCCTGCTGTTCCACCCGCAATTGCTCCAGGTCAAACCACTGGCGCTGCTCCTCGGCGATCGGCCAATACCGCTCGCCGGCGTCGATCCGCACCAGCGCCTCGGCAAACAACTGGTCGCGCACGCTGCGCAGGCCTTCGGTGTCGATCACCGCAATCAGGCAATCGATTGGCCAGAAACGCCGGCCGCCCGTCGGGTCTTTGTTCCACTCGTGCTCATTGGTCGAGCCACCGAAAACCACCTGGCGCGGCGCCTTGATCTCGCGCCGGCCATACACAGGCCGATACTCATCCACCTGACGCGACAGGAACGACTTCTGCCGGCGCTCCTCGGATCGGGCCAGCGCCCCCAGCTCGGGAAACTCCCAGATCATCTTGCCGCGCAAGGCGCTCATCGCATCCTTGCTCTGCAGGTCCAGCTCGGTGTCGCCATACCACTCGCCACCCAGGATCGAGAACGTCGTGCTCTTGCCCTTGCCTTGCGGCCCCGAGAGCACCAGGCAGTAATCGAACTTCACGCCCGGCTGCATCACGCGCTTCACCGCGCCCATCAGCCACCAGGCCGCTACGCGCGTCGTGTAAGGCGTCACTGGCGCACCCAGATATTTATTCAGCCAGCCATTGAGCCGCTTGGTGCCATCCCATTTCAAGCTGCGCAACCATTCGCGCACCGGGTGCCAGGCATTGGCCTTGGCCAGCGTCTCCACCACCTCCAGCACCATCACCGAGGCCGGCGTAAAGCCGAAGTTGCGCGACAACCACATCGCCGTGCGCGTATCGTCCTGCGCGTCCCACTCCCCTACCCGGCCTTCGGCATAGGGTGGCGCTTTGCGCTTGACGGTGCATAGCGCCATTTCATCGAACGCGATCACACCTTTCCACGCCGGATGAAACGCCAGCACCTGGTAGATGTTCGACAAGCAGCTCTTGATCTCACCATCCTTCCAGATCAAGCCCGGGATGAATGGTCGTTTTTCCCGCTCACCTGCGTCAGCCTCGGAAGGGGTAGAAATGGTTTCGGCATGGTCTGCCGGCGGGGCGTCGGCGCTCTCGGGCGGCTGCCAGCGCACCGCCCCGGCGCGCATGTATTCGGTCAAGGTCGCGCCCGTCCAACCCTCTGCGATCGCGTCCGCAATGTCCCATCCATCAGGCTTCTCGCCAGGCGCAGGAACATCAATCATCCAGACCATGTAGCCCAGCGCGTGCAAGCGTTCGGCCACGGCCAGCATCGCCTTGGTGCCCGGCTGTTTCTCCACGGGCAGCAGCGGCTTCGAGGCCGGATCAACGCCCGCCTCTTTCTCCGCCTTCGTCAGCTTCTCGCGCTTCGCGTCGCAATCGGGCCACAACAGCGCCTTCTTCACCGGCCGGTCGGACAGCGAGATGAAATCCGCCTTGCCCACACCATTGCAGCCGCCCGACCAGGACATCACCGCCAACTCGGGCAGCAACTCCTGCGCCGCCTCGCGGCACTTCTCGCCCTCGACAAACAGCAGCGACGCCTCCGGCTTGGCGGCCGCGCCATCGAGGCCGAACAGCGGCCGGCCCTCCTCCGCAAACGCCATCCAGCGCCACTCGCGCTTGCCTGACTTGGCATGCTGCGCAAACACCAGCGGAATATCGTCCTTGCCGCCGCCGCTGGTCACAAAGCGGCACACGTAGCCGATAACCCGGCCATCCGCTGCCCGGTAGGTGAATATCCGTGCCGGCATCCCGCGATTCGGATTTGCCTTCGGCGGCTCGCCGGCATCCTCCGGCGCCGGCCAGATCGGCTGCCACCAGGTGCGCGGCTCTTTCGGTTTCGGTGGCTCCGCAGGCGCTGCAGGAGGCGGCGTCGCCGCCTTCGCCTTGCGTTTGCGGCCCTTATCCAGAGGCGGCAAAGCAATGCAAAAGCGCTCGGCCAGCTCGACCGCTGCCTTGCCCTGGTCGCCATAGTGGAACAGGTAGGCATACAGCGACACCAGATCGCCGCCCTTGTCATCGCACGCGAAATCGCCCCAGGCCCCGGTGACCAGATTCACCGAGAACGAGCCGATCTTGCCATCGGCGCGGGTCGGGTTCAGCGCCGTCCATTCCGGCCCGACCTTCTGGCCGCCGGGCAGCCATTCGGCCACCAGCGACTCAGACTGGTTAAGCGCCGCCGCCGCGATCGCGGCGAAAGGAAGGTGAGACGTCATGCCTACCGAACAAGCTGCGGCTGTAAATGTTCGATTCGATCCACGATCCTCGCTTGCAGCTTCACCGAATCCACGAACTGGCGCTGAAGTTCCGTCATCTCGTCAAGCGGCGCGCGCGACTTTGGACGCTCAAATCCGGTGTCATCCACCAGGTAACACATCGCTGCCGAGAACCCCCTGGTCTCGCGCGCACCGCGCATGATCATGCGCTCCTGGGTATCACTCAAGCGCTCACGACGCTCCGGGTTCAACCGGTCATTCAGCCGATTTCGTGCGAGGTCCATATCGAGATCAGGCCACAGCAGCTTTCCGACAGCTTTGGTGCCACCTAACGTCTTGATGTCATCCTTCAGCGCCTCTTCCCAGCTCTCGTAAAACAATTCAGGTCCAGCACTCATGTCCGTACACCTCCGTAATTTAGGGTCCGTTTACGGACACCGACGGGCAGCTAAATTCAGGCCAAAAAAATAAGCTGTCGGTGTGGATGTCACACCGACAGCTCGAAGCCCGGCCTTACACCGGGCGGAGGGAGACAAAAGAGAGGCCAGCCCATGACGGATAGAATCGCGGTACCACCCAACGACACCACCGAAAGGACTGGCCATGAAACGAGACATGGATATCATCCGGCGGATCATTCTCGAAACCGCCGAATTGCCATACGGGGAGACACTCGAAAGCCTAGAAGGCATCTCGGAGGAAGCATTCATCACGCATGTGATCTGGCTACAGGAAGCCGGGCTTATCGAGGCGGATGCGCAAGCCGGCAGCGGATCATTCGCGCAATACGCCATTGTTTTCAGGCTGACCTGGGATGGCTGCGAATTCTCCGACGCCATCCAGGACGACACCCTGTGGAACAAAGCCAAGGAAGTCGTGCTCAAGCCCGGCCTCTCATTCACCTTCGACACGCTCAAAGAGTGGCTGAAAGCCGAGATCAAGAATGGCCTGCCGTCCCTCCGCAGCCTGTCCGGCTAGCCAATAGACCTCGACAACCGTCGCGAGCACGCCACGCGAAAAGTCTCCACTCTTGGCGTTCGACTCAATACTCATCGGGTGCAAGGTCTGACTGTGGGTCAGCGATGCGCCATGCCGTAAGGCTATGGCCTGCAGATGCTCGAGTAGCTGGCGCATCACACCGCCTCCTGATGGGGTTCGGGCGCCGTGTCGCCAGCGCCGACTTTTGTGGCGGCGAAAATATCCGGACGCAGGGCAACCTCCAGCGCGGGAATGCCACGGCTGATCCAGTTATGGACCCGCTGGTAGTCGTAGCCAAGCGCCTTCGCCAGCGCCCCAACGCCGCCGTATTGCTTCAATACCGGCTCAACCGGAAAGATGATTGTCTTACACACGGCGTGAAGGTTAAACCATTTCACGCCGTGAATCAACACAGCGTTTAAAAAAATATCATTGCGCCATGGAACCCACGAAACCCACCTTTGAGCGCCTGATGCTCGCCGCCAAAGAGCTGCACAAGAAGAACAGCCCCAGTGAAGTCGGGAGGTTTATCAATGAATCCGAGCAAACGATAAGCAACTGGAGGTCGCGCGGGGTGCCGAAAGCCAAGCACGTCGACATCGCCAGGACGCTCGGCTGCGATCCGGAATGGTTCGCTACCGGATCGGGCGAAATGCGCCGAAGTGCGGCGACATATTTTGTCGCTAACCAAGTCAACGAATCCAGCCCGCGCCTCTATGCCCACCCGAACGAAACAATCGCACAAATCGTTTCACTGCTCGAAGCTACTGACGATGTCGGACGTGGCATCGGCCTGATGGCGGTATCTCAAGCGCTCGAACGCTATAGGCCGCCAAAGGAAAATGCCGCGTAATATCGATGGCGGAATGGCGCAGTAGAACAATACAGGCGTCATTATTTAATGACAATTGACCTAAAGGCATAATCATGGGAAAACCGCCAAACGACTACGGGCTCCGTGGAATCCATGGTGATAGGTTGATTGCCAGAGAAATCGACGAACTCACCGGCCTGTGCAAAGGTGCCATCCTGGATGGATCGGTCAACCAAACAGAAGCCCAAGGCATCATGGCCTGGCTCGACACCCACACACACTGTCTGGACACGTGGCCCGCCAGCGTGCTGTACGACAGGCTTCGCGGAATGCTTGCCGACGGAAGCCTCGACTCCGACGAAGAGCGCGACCTGCTCGATTTGCTGACCGAGTTTGCTACTCCCGAAAGCGCACGAGGAGCCACGACGAGCGCGCTGCCAATCGACCAACCGGAGCCCGCCATTACCATTGACGGCCACAGCTTTTGTTTCACTGGTGTGTTCGACTACGGATCGCGCGCTGAATGCCAGCAGGCGGTGAGCGCCCGTGGCGGCATTGCAGCGAGCGGCATCACCAAGAAACTGCACTACCTGGTGATTGGCGGCATCGGATCGGAATTCTGGAAGCACTCAACCTTTGGGACGAAGATCGCCAAGGCTGTCGAATACCGCGATGCCGGCACCCCGTTGATCATCGTCTCCGAACGCCACTGGGCAGACCACCTGTAATGCTGCCCGGATTCATCAGGATTGACAGGCATCGGTTCTATGGCGAGGTGTGGCCGCGCATCAGCAAACGTGTCGAGGCCATCGAGAGCAACTGGAAAGAGGTCCATAACTGCTTGAAGGCAAACCAGCCAGCACCGGACCTCGTGATCAAATGGGGATACAAAGACAGCGAGACCGAGCAAAAGGTAATCCTTGCCTGCTCATATGCAAAATCGAACGCCGATGAAGATCACTGGATCGCCCCAGAGATAGCCACCAAATAACGCCGTCCCGCCAGCGCCGACTTTCACGCCCGCCAACGCGCGGGCCTTTTCACGCCCTTAAATTTCACGCCCCGTTGACTTCATAATACACATGGTGTTTATAATGCGCTCCATCAACCCACCGATGGAGGCGCGAAATGTGGTTCGACCCGCAGGGAAAACAAGACGGCGCAGGCTACACCGATGCCGAGCGCTGGGTGGCTTTTCTGTCCACGCTGCGCGGCCAGCGAGGCGCCTTCGTGCTGGGCGGCACAACGCTCAATGCTTCCCTCGCCGCTGCATCTTCTCAACCGCCCGAACTGCCTCCACTGCTTCGCGGAGCGCTTGCTCGGCTACCGGCGAGAATGCCGGCTGAATTTTGGCTTGCTGTAGCCGCCGTTCCAGCGCCTCCGCCAAGCGCCTGGCGTCGCCTTGTTCGGCGATGGCTGATGCCACCAGCGCAAGCGCGATTTGCTGAGACTGCACCATCGCGGCCAGCGCGATTTGAAAGGCTTCGCTCAGCTCTGCGATGGTTTTCGGTTCGTGGTCCATGGCACGTCCTCCTGAAATTGTGGAGCCGCCAGTCTAACGCCGGGGGTCAATCATGACCCGCCACAGCCCGCACCAGCAGCTCGTCGAAGCGCGCCAGATCGCCCGCGACCACGGCATGGTCCTCTTCGAGAAACCCATCGAGCCCGGCAAGATCAGCTACATCGTCTATCGCAAATTGCCCGACGGCCGCAAGACCTTCCTCGGCAAGCGCGGCACCCCCGAAGGCGTGCGCGCCTACATCGCCAAGCTGGCCAAATTCCACTAGGCGCCGCCATGTCGACCATCCTCCCCCACACCGGCCTCACCCTGCTCGAAGCGCACCAGGTTGCCCGGCGCGCCGGCATGTACCTCATCGACAACGGCACCGGCGACGTCAAGGTCTCGCCCATCATCCCGCCCGGCTGGCGCGAGATACCGATCCGGGTCAAAGTCACCGCGCCGAATCGTGGAAACGTATGCACTACCGAGCGGGCGGCGGCATGACCCGGCAAGAGGTCCGCGCCTACGGCGCCACCCTCGGCGGCGCGCTCGCCTTGGTGATCCTCATCCTCGGCAGCATCGGCCTGCTCGACCGCCTGGAGCGCGACACCGAAGACCGCCTCGCCTACCGCCAGTGGGTCGCGGACGCCTGCATTCCCAGCCGCGGCGAAAGCGCCATCGCCATCAACGAAGGCGGTAAGCTCAAGTGCACCATTTACAGCCAGCGCGGCTACGGCCTCGCTACCGAAGTCGTCAGCGCCGCTGTCATGGAGGTGCCGCTGTGAGCCGCCCGCCCATCGCCCGCGACAAGCTGGTGCGGCATATCTGCAGCCTCGGCAACGACAAGAACGGCAAGCCGATCAGCATCCGCACCGCCGAACTGGCCGCCGCCTGCAACGTCCTGCCCGGATCGGTCCAGGCGATGCTCGCTGATCCCGTCGCCAAGGGCGAGATTTGCGTATGCAAGGTCACGCCAGCTGAAGGTCGGGCGTGCAATGAATATCGCAAAGGTTCCGGCGCCGGCGTGTCGCAATTCCAGACACTGAATATCAAACGCGCCGGCATCGCCGTGAGCACCGCCGGCCAGAAGCCGCTACCCGGCACGAGCAGCAAGCCCCAGCCGGAGGTGGGCGAGAAAACACCGGCAGCAGGCAATCAGGGTCCTCCTCCGGTCGCGCCTGCCGTTACTGCCACGCAGGCAACGCCGAAGCCAACGGCGCGCGCACGGATGAAAGAAGAGCCGGCGGCGCCCAAGGCTTCGGCGGGTGACGCTATACGCATCAACATCGATCATGACGGCGTGCTGATCATCGGCACCGACGAAGGCGTGCTCGAGCTACAGCCTGAACACAGCAAACGCCTGGGCAATTTCATGCTCGGCTCGCAAGGCATTTGGAACCCGTTCTGATGGGTTGGGCGGCAAAACCTACGGAGCGAAGACATGAGCCTGTTTTGTGATTCTGGATACGACCATGACGGCGCGGACTGGTGGTGGTATCAGCCAGCCGACGAAAAGCCGCTTGCGACGAAGCGCAGCCGAAAATGCTGCTCTTGCGGTGAGAAAGTCGGCGTTGGCGACACGGCGCGAAAGGTTGCGCGCTACCGGCCCGCGACAGAGTTTGAAGAAATGCGGGGTATCGCCAGCGACGAAGTGCCTATAGCCGACTGGTATCTGTGCGAGACGTGCGGCGATCTGGCGGACTCACTTTCGGAGCTTGGCTTTTGCTACCACCTCGGCAACGGCGAAAGCCTGAAGCAACAAATAGCCGACTACCGGCGCGACGAGGGAGCGCCGATCTTGACGCACAACGTTCAGCTTGAGCGGCCTGCCGCTGAGGGAGATTGAAGATGGAAGAAGCGATGATTGCGGCAGGTCCGCTCGAAGCGTCAGTTAGGGCGCTGACGCCAACAAAGGGCTTGACGTTTCGCAAGGGCAAGCGCGAGGCCAATGTGCACGAAGTGAATGACGGCATCGTGTTCTATGGCGTGTATCTGGACGGCGACGACTGGCCTGCCGGACTGTACCAAGCCACGCTTGACGAGTGGAACAGGCTGGCGACGCAGGCGGTTGAGAACGGCGCGGAAGTCTTCACGATGGTGCGCCCTAACGCTTAGGTGTGGGGCCTGCGCGGCTTTTCGCGCAGGTCCCACACGACCGACGTGTTCTGCGGCACAGCGCCGCGACTGACAAGGAGAACGACATGGAAGGCAGCAGCTACAGAATTTTGGACATGGGAACGGCAGAAGGCCGCGCAGAGGCCGAAAGCTACGAACGCTCGAAGGCCGAGAAGGTGCGCAGCGGCCAGCAGCTTTACGCCAAGATCAAGCGATCGAGCAAGTACTACGGCCAGGGCGAGAAGGGCGCGCTGTTTGAGGTTTTCGTCGAAGCCGGACACCCGGAGGCGTACCTCGTGCAAGGAGGCCCAGGTGGCCAGTACCGACTGGCGGACGTGAATCTCTACGTCGTGGATGAAGGCCGCGAGGTGCGGATTTCGTGACGCAGAACGCAAAAAGTGAGGGGGCTGAGCCGCTTTTGGCGAAGCTCCCTCTCGACTGACGGGTTGGAGGGCACATGGCTACCAAGACAGAGCGAGCCGAGCAGGCAAACCGATTCCTCGAAGCGATTGCTGGATGCGGACGGAAGTTCTTCGCCCACAACGGGCGGGTTTCGCGTTTTGAGGTCGATGAACGCGGGGCCATCTGGTTTGTTGATGCGTACCGCGAAGCCAAGATTTACACGGCCTGCAAGTGGAGCCGTTGGCGAGGGTTCAGCGAAGGCGGGACGCTGCGAGCGCTGGTGCAACAGCTTTGCGACTTCATTCGCACCGGCACCCCGGCAACGATTCATCTCGGCCCTTGGCCGGAGTGGATTTGCGGCGGCGATCTGTGGGGGTACGGCGGCGACATGGAGACGGTGCGACAAGCGGCGCAGGCTGCCGGGGTTGTGCCCTCCAACGCAGAGCTAAGGGGCCGGCCGCTTGCGGACGGTCCCGCTTGAGCGCCGGGTTATGCGCTGCGCTTGGCAAGGCTGCAAAAACAAAGTGCGCGAACCCGGACCATGTTGGAAGCACGGACGATGGAGATTGGAACAGATGGCGAAACTGACAGAAGCGAAGAAGCGCGAGATTGCGAAAGCGCCAACCGAGCAAGAGAAGGTGAAGAAGGCTGCGGCGGTGATGATTGAGACGCCAATGGACCTGATCCGCTGCATCTTGCAGCGGCACGAAGAAAGCGTGATTGAGGTAATGCGCGAACAACAGCAGGAAATTGAGCGGTTGCGTGAAGGGTTGAAGCTCATTACCTGCGAGCCGATAAATGCGGAGTACATGGCGCAAAACATCCTCGACGGTAAGCCGGCCTATCACGACACGATGATAAAAGTCGGCGATGGTGAGACGGCGCATAACGACAGAGTGGAGGGGCGCGACGCAGCTTCATCGCGGCGCGTCCCTTCGCACGACGGGTTGTGCGGCAACGGTAACTACAACGAGAGGACTGACAAATGAGCATGTGCATCTACCACGGCAACTGTGCCGACGGATTCGGGGCCGCGTGGATTGTTCGCAAGGCGCTCGGAGAGATTGATTTCTTCCCCGGCAAGTACCAGGAGCCACCGCCCGACGTGACGGGCAAGGACGTGGTGATGGTGGATTTCAGCTACAAGCGCCCGGTGCTGCTGGAAATGGCCGAGAAGGCGAATAGCATCCTGATTCTGGACCACCACAAGACGGCAGCGGAAGACCTGCTTGACCTGCCGGCCAACGTGACGGCCAAGTTCGACATGGGGCACAGCGGCGCGATGCTGACCTGGGAGCACTTCTTCCCCGGCGAAACCCCGCCGCCGCTCCTGCTGCACATTGAGGACCGCGACCTGTGGCGCTTTGCGCTCCAGAACACCCGCCAGATACAGGCGAACGTCTTTTCGTTCCCGTATGACTTTCAGGTGTGGGACACGTTGATGGCTGCTGCGCCGGCCACCTTGGCAGCGGAAGGCGAAGCGATCGAGCGCAAGCACTTTAAGGACATGCGGGAATTGCTCGGCGTGACGACGCGGGAAATGGTGATTGGCGGGCACCGTGTGCCGGTGGCGAACCTGCCCTACACCATGAGCAGCGACGCCGGCCACGAAATGGCGAAAGGGAAGCCGTTTGCGGCCTGCTATTGGGACACGCCGAAGGGGCGAGTTTTCAGCCTGCGTTCGACCGACGACGGCGCGGACGTTTCCGAAGTGGCGAAGCAATACGGGGGCGGGGGGCACCGCAATGCTTCCGGCTTCACGGTCAGCTTCGCCCATGCGCAGGCGTTCGAGGTTTGACGCACAACGCAGAGGTCTGGGGAACTTGCGCGGCTTCATGCGCAAGTTCCCCAGGACCGACGGGTTATGCACTGGAGGACAAATGAACGTACCGAACAGAAAAGAAGGCGAAAGCGAACTGGAACACCTGCGGCGCAAGGAAATTGCCTTTGGCATCTGGCAGGGCGACGCGCTTGAACGGATGCGCGACCTCGAAGGCGATCTTGCCCAAGCCGTAGCCGACCGCGACAAATACCGGCTGGCGCTGAACCAGTTGCACGATGCGCTATGGATCGCTCAGCGGTACGCCATGCTGCAAGGGCACGAAATGAACGCCGATGCTTTTGCTCGGGACTTCGCACCGTTCCGCAACGTGATGGCGCACCACGGAGTGGAGCCGTATGCCAAGCCGAAACGGACGAGAAAAGTCGACGGCGGTGGGACGGTGCATAACGTCTGAAATAACAGGCTGGCGCGGCTTTATTGCGCCAGTCCTTGTTAATTGATTAGTTCGGCGGCGTGTCACCAGCGCCGACTTTTGAGAGGACATGAGCATGGAAACGATGAAACAGATGCGAGAACGGATTACGCGCGAAGGCAAGACGCTAGCGCACCTGGCCGCATTGCAGGCGCGCGGGAACGTGGCCCCGGTAGTGGCGGGGAACGCCTGCCCCCGGCGCACGACGTGCATGGTGGAACTGTCCGCGCTGCGCATGTACGAGGGGCGCGGGCGCACGATGATTGTTCCTCACGGTTGCAATCCATTCAAGACGCCGAACGACAGAGTGGAGGGGCGCGACGCAGCTTCATCGCGGCGCGTCCCTTCGCACGACGGGTTGTGCGGCAACGGCACAGAAGTCGGCGCTGGCGACACGGCGATGAAAGGAAAGCAGTGAATGAGTTGGCTCTTTTCGCGGGCGCTGGTGGCGGAATACTCGGGGGCAAGCTGCTCGGGTGGCGAACCGTCTGCGCTGTTGAGCGTGATGCCTACGCCGCACAAGTTCTGGCACAGCGGCAAAACGATGGATGCCTTGAGCCTTTCCCGATTTGGTCTGACGTGTGCAGTTTTGACGGAAGACCTTGGTCGGGAATTGTTGACGTTGTTTCTGGCGGCTTCCCATGCCAAGACATCAGCAGCGCCGGCAAGGGTAAAGGACTCGACGGAGAACGCTCTGGACTCTGGCGCGAAATGGCCCGGATCGTTGGCGAGGTACGACCGCGATTCGTGTTCGTGGAGAACTCGCCAATGCTCACTCTTCGAGGACTCGGAGCCGTGCTTGGAGACTTGGCCGCGATGGGGTTTGATGCAAGGTGGGGAGTGCTGGGAGCTTCCGCCATTGGCGCACCGCACCGAAGAGAGCGAATCTGGATTGCTGCCTACGCTGACCCTGATTTCGTGCGAGCACCCTGGACGTTTCAAGCTCAAAGAGGGGCAACAGACCTGCATAAGCATGGAGTTGGCGAAGCGGGACAAGTGGGCAGTTGGTGGGAAGTACAGCCCGAACCATGCAGCGTGGTTTATGGCATGGCCGGAGTGGTGGACAGACTTAGGCCATTCGGCAATGGACAAGTACCGTCTGTGGCGGCAACGGCATGGCGGATTTTGACGCACAACTTAAATTCAACGACACCCGATGTCGCGTGAACGCGCTGCTCATGTCGCATAACTCGGCACCCATCCACGGAGACCCGCACCATGAGTGAAGTCATCGAACGAGACGCGACAATCGCGCCGGTCAAACGCGACACGCCGGCACCGGCAAAGCCGCCCAAGCTGCTCGACCAGGTGCGCGAGCGCATCTGCGTGCTGCACTATGCTCGCGCCACCGAGAAAACCTACCTGCACTGGATCAAGTTCTACATTCACTTTCACGACCTGCGCCACCCGCGCGACATGGGCGCCGCCGAAGTCGAAGCCTTCCTGTCCCACTTGGCCACGGTACGCGACGTTGCGGCAGGCACGCAGAACCAAGCCATGCACGCCATCCTGTTCCTCTACAAACAGGTGCTCGGCGTCGAACTCGGCTGGCTTGACAGCATCACCCGCGCCAAGCCCTCCAAGCGGCTGCCCGCCGTCCTCACTCAGGGCGAAGCACAGCGCCTGCTCGCTGCCACGCGCGGCACGTCGGGCCTCGTCGTGAGGCTGCTCTACGGCACCGGCATGCGGCTCATGGAAGGCCTGCGCCTGCGCATCAAGGATGTCGATTTCGAGCGCAACCAGATCACCATCCGCGGCGGGAAAGGCGACAAGGATCGCATCACCATGCTGCCCACCAGCATCGTGCCGGTCCTTCGCGCGCACATCGCCCAACGCCGCGCCTGGCACGACAAGGATATGGCGCTCGGCAAAGCCGACGTCGAACTGCCGCACGCCCTCGAACGTAAGTACCCGAACGCCGGGCGTGAATGGGGCTGGCAATACATCTTCGCCGCGGCCGACTACAGCACCGATCCGCGCACCGGCGTCATCCGTCGCCATCACGTCCACGAAAAGACCATCCAGCGCCATGTGAAAGACGCCGCGCACCGTGCCGGCATCGACAAGCCGGCGCACCCGCACACGCTGCGCCACTCCTTCGCAACACATTTGCTCGAAGCCGGCTACGACATCCGCACCGTGCAGGAGCTGCTCGGCCATTCTGATGTGGCCACCACCATGATCTACACCCACGTCCTCAACAAAGGCGGGCGAGGCGTCGTCAGCCCGCTCGATCGCGTTACCACTTAACCCAGGAGACACCACCCATGAACGCACCCCTCCCACCCGACGCAGTGGCCGTCGCCACCCTGCCGGTCGATGCAATCGTTGCCTCACTCAGCAACCCTCGCAAGCGCTTCGACGATGCCTACATCAGCGAACTGGCCGACTCGATCAAGAACCACGGCCTGATCCAGCCGATCACCGTCCGCCCGCTCTCGCTCGATGCCCTGTTTGCCTTCAACAAAACCCGGATTGAGACCGACGAGCGCCCCACCTACGAGATCGTCGTCGGCGAATGTCGCTGGCGGGCCGCCAAGCAGGCCGGCCTGGCCGAGATCCCCGCCTTCTGGCGCGAACTGGACGACAAGCAGGTGCTCGAGATCCAGGTCATCGAGAACCTGCAGCGCCGCGACGTGCATCCCATCGAAGAGGCCGAAGGCTACCAGGCGCTGATCGCCAGGCACGGCTACACCGCCGACCAGATCGCCGCCAAGATCAGCAAGAGCCGCAGCTACGTCTATGGCCGGCTCAAGTTCGCCAGCCTGTGCCGCGACGCGCGGGATGCCTTCTACGAAGGCCGGCTCGACGCCAGCGTGGCGCTGCTGGTCGCGCGCATCCCCGGCGAAACGCTGCAGAAGAAAGCCACCAAGGAAGTCACCTGCGGCTATGACAACCAGCCGCTGTCCTACCGCAACGCCAAGACCCACATCCTCCACCGCTACACGCTCAGCCTGGTGCAGGCCACCTTCAAGCCGAGCGATGCCACCCTGCTGCCCAAGGCCGGCAGCTGCACCGATTGCGACAAGCTCAGCGGCAACTGCCGCGACCTGTTCAACGATATCGACGATCCAAACGTCTGCACGGACCCCGATTGTTTCGAGGCCAAACGCGAAGCGCGCCGCGACCAACTGATCGCCCACGCCGAGAAACGCAAGATCCCGGTTTTCCTTGGCGACCAGGGGCGCCAGGAACTCAATGGCGACACCGAATACGTCAGCCTGGATGCCGAAGTCGACGACGATGCCGAAGGGCGCACCTACCGCCAGATCCTCGGCGCCAAGGCGCCCGTCACCGCCATCATCGAGTTCCCCTACGGCAAGAAAGACCTGGCCGAATGCGCGCCCCTCAATGCGCTGGAAGCTGCCTTACGCAAAGCCGGCTGGAAGCCAGCCGACGCGCCACCAGTGAACACGTCGGGCATGACAGCAGAGCAGATCGCCGCCAGCGCCGCAGACCGCGCCGAACGCGAAAGACAGAACGCCGAACGCGAGGCCGCATGGGCGTGCAAGGAAGCAATGGTCGCCACCGAGAATGCCTGGCGCAAGAAACTCGGCGATACCGTCTGGCCACAACTCATCAACGCCGACCTCGATGTCTCGCGGCAGACCGAGATCGTCCTGCACGCCCTCGCCGCCGCCTGGATGCGCATGCAAGTCGAATATACCGGCTTCGAGGAAGATGCGCTGAAGACCTACCTCGACATCACCCTGCCCAAAGAATACGACGACCAGATCGAACTGAACAACGTGCTGCAGGCGATGCAGAAGGCCTCGCTCGGCACGCTGCTGGCCATGATGTTCGACGAGTTCGCCTGGGACAGCCGCGAGCTGCATGCGCATATGCTCGAAGACGGCCAGCCAGCCCCGCTGCCGCACACCCTGCTCACCCTCGCCGAGGCCTTCGAGGTCGATCCCGACGCCTTGCGCGAACCGGAAGTGCAGCCCAAAACTGCAAAAGCCAAGGCCGCGAAACCCGTTTCTCCCCCTTCCAATGCTGCGCAAGCGCCAGCGTCAAGCGCGCCCCCGGCTGCGCCGGCGAAGGCCCAAAGCCCCGCGAAGAAACCCGCCGCGAAAAAGGCCAAGGCCAAGGCTGATCCAGCGCCGACTACGTCGGCGAACGAGCCGGCTGCGCCGGCAAAAACCACTCCGATGCCGGCGTGGCCATTTCCGACGGGAGCACAAGCCTGATGGCCTCCGTCAATAAAGTCATCCTGGTCGGCAACCTCGGCAAAGACCCCGAGGTGCGCTACACGCCGAACGGCGACTCAATCACCAACATCACCGTGGCCACCACTGACCAGTGGAAGGACAAGCAAACCGGCGAGAAGAAGGAAGCCACCGAGTGGCATCGCGTGGTGTTCTTCGGCAAGCTGGCCGAGATCGCCGGGCAGTACCTCAAGAAGGGCCGGCAGGTCTACCTCGAGGGCGCGCTGCGCACCCGCAAGTGGCAGGACAAGGAAGGCGTCGATCGCTACACCACCGAGATCGTCGCCAGTGAAATGAAGATGCTCGGAGCCAAGCAGGAGGGCGCCACACCGGCACCCGCCGCCGCCTCAACGCCAGCACCTGCAGCAGCCCCGGCATCCGCCGGCAACTTCAACGATTTTGAAGACGACATCCCGTTCTAGCCATGACCGCCCTCGCCCTGCTGGCCAGCACATTCTTCCTGGTCTTCTTCCTCGGCCTGCAGTCCCTGATCGTCAATGGCGGGCACCGACTGGCGGCCTTCTGCAACAGTCTGGCCATCGGCCTGTCGCAGCTCACGCTCTACAAGCTAGCGCCGGACGCCACCGGCATCGAAATCGTCGCCTACCTGGCCGGCGGTCCGTTCGGCGTGGTCTGCGCCATGGAGGTTTTCACCAGATGGAGAAATCGCCGTGGCTGACGAAATCGACATCGCCAACGATCGCGCCGAAGCCGACACCGAGCGCGCAATCGCCGACGCCCGTGACAAAGCCAGCCAGATCCCGGCCGGCGTCGCCGGCGACTGCGATCTGTGCGGCGACTGGTCCGGCCGCCTGGTAGGCGGTGCCTGCGCGCGCTGCCGTGACCGGTACCGGCTGCCCTGACCATGGCTACCCCCACCCTGCCCGATGAATTCTTCAGCATTGCCGAGCTGCAGGCCACCGCCGGCAGTCCGCAGCGAGCACGCATCATTGCCTGGCTGATCAGCAGCAGGGTTCCCCACGTCATCGGCCTGCATGGCTGGCCGCTGGTCTATCGCGATCGACTCTTGCCACAACACTACAGCGAGGCGCAGAATGCTTCCCCTACCCAGACCTTCGATTTCTCCGCCATCCATGCCACCCGCAGGACGCCCGCGCTGCGCTGCCAACAGAGACCTGCCACCGGGAATGATCCGGCGCGTGCGCGGCGGATCAACCCGGTACTACTTCCAGCATCCTGACGGCAGCCAGCCGCCCCTGGGCGGCGATTTCGACGAGGCCGTGAAGAAGTGGACGGCCATGCGCGTCAAGCCGCTCAACGGGGCTCAGGACGTCTTCTCGACGATCGCCAAGGAATTCCGCACGAAGGGCCTGACCGAAGTCTCGCCGCGCACCAAGAAGCGCCTGTCGGCAAAAACTCAGAAGGAATATGAAGCCGCACTCGACCGCCTTGAAGCCGTCTTCAAGGACGCGCCCATGGCCACGATCAAGCCGGTACACGTCGGCAAGCTGCTTGACGAACTGGCCGGCACGCCGGTGCTGGCCAACCGCATCAAGGCCACGCTCTCGCGCATGTGGAACTGGGCGCGATCACGCGGGAAGACGGACCTACCCAACCCTTGCACCGGCGTCGAAGGCTACGCCGAAGAAGTGCGCACAGTCCTGGTCACGGCGGAAATGTTCTGGGCGATCTACGATCGCGGCGACCAGGTGCTACGAGACTGGATGCGTCTGGACATCGTCATCGGCCAACGGGTCAGCGACATCACCAGAATCATGCGCACCGACGTGGTGACTGACGGCGACAAGAAGGATGCGCTGCGGTACCGATCGACCAAAACAGGAACGCTCGGCCTGATGGCCGTCGAGCGCGACCTGAAGGCGCTGATCGAGGAGCTGAAGGAACGCAAGCGGAAGGCGACCGGCCCCTGGCTGCTGCAGACGGACGAGGGCCAGCGAGTAACCCACGCCATGTTGCGCAATCGATTCGACGATGCCAGGATCAAGGCCAGGGAAGATCTCGGCGAGATATTCATCGACTGGCAGATGAGGGATCTGCGCAAAACGAGTCTCAACCAGGCAGCCACGCTCGAGGAGGCGCGCCGACGCGGATTGCATACCGATCCGCGCACAACCGCACGTCATTACGAGGTGCGAATCGACACGCTACCGGGATCAATCCCGATGCGGCCAGAGGAGGCGGAATTACTGACATCTGTCAGTAATTCAGACAAAAAAACGGGCTAGCGCAATGCTAACCCGTTGAAGTTTTGGTGCTGTTGGCCGGAATCGAACTGGCGACCTACTGATTACGAAGCAGAAGCCAAAGTCCAACAAAACAGCAAGTTAATTCAATTCTGTCAGTAATTCAGGCATCGATTATACCCGCGTGGTTGAGCCATTTTCGCCGGAATTACTGACAGAAAATAGCACCGCCCGCGCCTAGTCAAACCCCACCCACCGCCCCTGATCATCCAGCCCCCGGCTGGCCAGCTCCTCGCGGGCGATCTGCTGCAGGGTCTGGTCCATGGTGGGCTCCGGATGCGTTGGCGACGTCGGCAGCAACGCTCTGGTGCCGGCACGAGTCAAGCGCTTTGTCAGAATAATTGCCCCAGGTCCGAGATCTCCCAGTTGGTGATCACCAGCTCGCGGCTGGCGCGGCGCGAGTCGGCGGTACCGACCGAGTAGGTGATCTCCAGGTCGTGCATCACCAGGCCGTCAAAGGCCTCGCGGATCTGCGGATGGTCGTTGATGCTGACCATCATGCGGCCCTTGATGGTGCGCATGGCGCTGGCCAGCGCCTGGTATTCGCTGAAGGGAAACGGCACGCCATAGCCCTCGGTCTGCCAGTAGGGCGGATCGGCGTAGAAGAAGGTGTGGGCGCGATCGTAGCGTGTCAGGCAATCCAGCCAGGGCAGGTTCTCGACGGTGGTGCCGTTGGCCAAGCGCAGGTGTGCGGCCGACAGGCTCTCCTCGATCCGCAGCAGGTTGATCGCTGGCGCGGTGGTGGCGGTGCCGAAGGACTGGCTTTCGACGCGGCCACCGAAGGCGTGATGCTGCAGGTAGTAGAAGCGCGCGGCGCGCTGGATGTCGGTGAGCGTCTCGGGCTGAGTGTCCTGCAGCCACTTGAACACCTGGCGGCTGGTCAGCGCCCACTTGAACTGCCGCACGAACTCCTCGAGGTGGTGCTGCACCACGCGGTAGAGGTTGATCAGCTCGCCATTAACGTCGTTTAGGATCTCGCAGGGCGCCGGCACCGGCCGCAGGAAATAGAGCGCCGCGCCACCGCAAAACAACTCGACGTAGCAATCATGGGGCGGGAAGAGTGGAATGAGGCGATCGGCCAGGCGGCGCTTGCCGCCGAGCCAGGGAATGAGGGGTGCAGACATGGTGAGCCCTCGATTCTGGTAGGCTTCGGCCCGCCACGCGCGTGGTGGGTAGGCCTTGGCCAAGGCTCACAGGTGCATGCCTGTGGGTTGCGGCGACCGGTGGGGGTGGTGACACACCCTGCCGGTCGCCTACTCTTTTACTGCTGTCGTCGGCGGCGTAGTGCGGCCGATCGAGGCCGCAGAATCCCCGACCTCATCTCACCGCCCCGGCGTACCCGTAGCACTTCCGGTACTCATCGGCGAGGGTGTCGGCGTCGAGGGTGAGCCGTCGAAGATCTGCTGCAATCTTGTCTGGAAGCTGTACGAAGGCGGAGCCATCAGCACCGGCGGCACCGGGGGCGGGGCCTTGGGCGCCTCCACCACCAGGCCAACATCCTGCAGCTTGGGTGGGTTGGAATCGCAGGCCGACACCAAAATACTTATCGCGCAGAGCAGCAGTAGCCGCTTTATTGATCGCATCATTCTTCTCCAGTGTGGTTTTAAGTCGATCGCGCTCGACCATCAGCGCGAGGTTGTCGGCATTGACCTTCTTCAGAATCTCCGCCGCGGCGGCTTTCTGATCGGCCAGCTTCTTGTTGATGCCGTCAAATTTCACCTGGTCCGCGACCTTCTGCGCCGTCACGCCGGCAGTGTGCTGCCACTTGCCGACGCCGATCAGGCTGCCCAGCCAGACAAGACCTATCACGAGGATCAATATCGGATTCATGCCACCGCCTCCTCGCCTTCCAGCGCCGCGCACAGCGGCGGCTTGCTGCTTGGCACGTAGTAGCGCCGGTGCGACTTCGGCGGCACGGTCTGCAAGTGCACCCAGCTCGGCGTCCATTGCGGGCGTTCCATCCACAGCCCGATTTCGGCCAGCGAATCCTCGTTTTTCAGGCACCACTGCGCCAGATCGCGCGTTCCGTTGTCGCGCAGGTCGATCGCCTCGCCGGTCAGGTGCGTGCTGTGCGCGGCGGCATTGGCCGTGGCGTCGTTGATTTCCGCCGGCCGCCAACCGCTGGCGACGTGCGTGCCAGTGGTGCGGTCAAGCGCCGGACGCACGTTGTCGGCATACGCCCAGGAGAGCAGCAGGTTCACACGCCCGAGCAATTCGGCGACATTGGCGCGGATCGCGTCGGTCAGCTCGCCGGGGTAGGCCGCGTCGCGTCCCATGTAGTAGTCGGCGGGGATGATCATCGCGGCGCCCTCCGGTCGAACAGCACCCACCCCGCCACTGCCACGATCAGCAGCAGCGGGCCGAACGACAGATGCAGCGCCGTACCCACCGCGCCGCCGCCGAGCAACGCATACGTGCCCGCCAGCGCCACGAAGTGCAGCCGGTGCCCGTCCCAGTTACGCCAGGAGAGCTTCGGCACCACACAGATGCAGCGGGCCAGCACCACCGCCATCGCGCACAGCATCAACACATCCGGCGCGTTCATTGCCCGCTCCGGCGTTTCATCCAGCCCACCGCGAGCGGGATCACCGTCGGCGCACCGCCGCCGATCAGCACCGCCATCAAGAGGCGCAGGCCGCCCAGGTTGCCCGCCAGCGCCGGCACTTCCTGCGCGGCCCAGGCAGCGGCGAACGGGCTGCCGTAGCCGGCCAGCATCGCGGCCAAGAGCGCCGCCGCTCCGGCCTTGATCTTGTCGTCGACCGCATCGAGGAAGATGCTGGCGAAGATCGCCGCCGCCAGCCCGACGGCCAGCGCGTCGACCTGCGCGCCGAGTATCACCGTGCCGGCGCCGACAGCGGCGCCGATGGCGGCAGATGCGTGAGGTTCAACCATCATTCTGTCCTTTCAAAAATAATCGCTCCAGGTCCGCCGGGCTCGGCACCTCATCAAACACCACCGGCCAGCCGAGGGCGATCAGATCGTCGGCAACCATTTCCGAGCAGATCACGCCACCGGCGTTGCGCGTCGAGCGGCCGAACAGGTGATAGATCGGGCGCAGGGCGAACAGCAGGTAGTCGGCCCAGCCATAAGTCGCCTCGTCGGTATCCAGCCTGTGTTCGAGATACTCGGCCGTCACGTCGACCGGGCAGTCGGCCAAGCGGACGTGCGACTCAGGGTAGAGGCCGGGCCACAGCCGGCGACGGCGCAGCAGGTTCATGTCCCAAAAATGCGCGCCATCGGTGAAGCCGACGTGGTAGCACGCCGAGCCGGTGAAGAACTTGGTCAGCGTCGAGGATGGCTGCTTGCCGTAGATGAAGGCAATTTTCACAGCGTTGCCGCCAGCGTGAAGAGGTCGTCGAGCTGCTGGCTGGTCAGGGTCAGCGCAGCGGCCAGCGTCGAGACAAGTGCATTATTTCGCTGCACTTCGCTGGAGAATTCCCAGGTGATCTTCGTCGCTTCGTCGGCAGCAGCGACGGCGGTATTGACCTGCGACAACAGACCAACTTGAAGCAGAGCCAAGCGCGCTTGCCGCATGGTTACGACCGCGGGCACAGCAATAACTTCCGGCACATATTCCGGCAGATCGGGCGGCTGCACATTCGGGAAGTCGGCGCGGACAAAGCCGAAGCGCGCGGCGGTCGACTCGTCCTCGATGGCCCGCCACGTTTGCGCGGCGTCGTCCTTTTCCAGCCGATAGAGCGTGCCGGCCAGGATGCCCATGAATTCAGCGTGAGCCGGCGTGCCGGCAATGGCATCAAGATCAGCCCGTGTGTTGATGACAGTGGATACCATAGCGATTCTCCAAATGGTTAAAAAGGTGGCAAGTGTCGGCGCTGGCCGCATGGCCGCGCCATGAGGCGATAAAACGGGTAAGGCGTTCGGGCTCACCGAAGCGCTGGTAGCGTGCGATCTTGCGCTTGGCGGCCACCACCGAGCGCTGGCGCAGCAGCTTGTGGCGCGGCCAGATGCGGTAGCCAAGAAAATTGATTCCGCGTGAAATGGGCGACACCTGCCATTTGCTGATGCCAAGCCGCAGCCGGCGCGCGCTGGTCTCGCTGATCTGTTCAAACCATTCGCGCAGCTCGTGGGGGTTGGACGACAGAATCACCATGTCATCCATGTAGCGCGCCCAATGGCGAGCGCCCAAGTCGTGATGCACAAAGCGGTCGATCACATCGCCATACACGTTGGCGAATAGCTGGCTGGTCAGGCTGCCAATCGGCAAACCGCGACCGGTATCCGGCACCATGGCGCGGATCAGCTCCAGCGTTTTGCGACACTTGATCTTGCGTGCGATCAGGCCGTGCAACACCGCCAGATCAATCGACGGAAAAAACTTGGCGTAGTCGGTTTTAAGGAAATGCGTCGCCTGCGTGCGGCGTAGTTCGGCCTGAATATGCCGCACCCCGGCGTGTGTGCCCATGTCGGTACGGCAGGCAAAAGTGTAGGGTAGCAGCGCCCGGTCGAAGATTGGCCCGATCACATTCACCAGCGCGTGTTGCGCCAATCTATCCTTGAAATCCAGTGCCGAAATCAGGCGCGGCTTGGGCTCGTGGATGGTGAATTGGCGGTAGCTTCCCTGCACCCATGCACCATCCAGAATGGTCTCGCGGATAGACCGCAAATTCGTCTCGGCGAATTCCTTGAATTCCAGAAACCCCCACGTCTGGCGCTTGCCGCGAGCGGTGCGCCAGTAGGCATCGCGCAGATTGTCCATATCCACGATGCGTTCGATCAGATGATTGGCGCGCTTTGGCATGGTTAAAAGCTGGCCGCGCCGTTCGCCACAACATGGTGGCTACTAGGCGCTCTACCAGACCCCCAAAGGTATTCGCCGAAGCAGGACAACACGGCTGACCACAAGGAATAAGGCCGGCTCGTTGCGCCATGGCAACAACGAAGCCCCTGCGCTACATATCCAAAATCCCTGTCCTCACAGACGCCGCGCACCCCGATGTTGCTGTTCGAGTTCGTGGGCGAGTTGTTCCAGTTCGAGGCACGCGAACCGGAGTTCGACGTGTTGTCCCAGTTGCCCCCGAATAGCGCGGCGTTTTTACCCATGCTGCCCCCTGCGTTTTTGCTTCACAATCCACGCGCCCAACAGCCGCCCCACTTCAGCCAACAGCACCTGCGCTGTTTCGACTTGGTGAGACGACATGCCGCGCACGGGCTTGCTGTTCAAAAACCGCAGCCAGAATCGCAGATGCGCCAAACCGGCATCCGCGACGTAAAGGCGCGAAATCTGCCCAGACTTCCCCGCCTCCACAATCAGTTGCACCTGCCCAAGCAGGCAGTCGATGAACATGGCCCGCGCCGTGCCATGCCGGCGCGGGAGGTTTTGTGCAATCGGGTACAGATACGCAATCACCGTCTCGAATTTCTCGACGATGAGCATCTGCTCATACGACTGCACGGATTCCTTTTCAGGGCTCATGTTCATTCCCGGCGGCTGTCGCCGCCTCAATCAAGAATCATGTGGTCACAGACGCCGCGCACCCCGATGCTGCCGCTCGAGGCCGTGGGCGAGTTGCTCCAGCCCGAGGCACGCGAACCGGAGCTCGACGTGTTGCCCCAGTAGCCCCCGAATAGCGCGGCGCTTTCCATCTGGTAGGTGCTGCCACGTCCGCCCGTGTTGGCTGTCCAGGCTGCCGATGCGGCACCGCCGCCGAACTCGGCACCCCACACGTACAAACATCCCGTGGATTGAATAGCGCCCCACTTGGAGGTGAACTCGTTCCATGTATTTGTGTAGCCTGTGCCGTTGACTCCCGTGGTCGGCACATCCGACCCCTCGCTGGATTGCGCCTCTGTTGTCCCGTAGGCCATGGCCGCAAATTCGTCGTAGGTTGGCAGGCGCTTGCCCCACGACTGCATGACTTCAGCCGCTTCCCACCAGTTGAGCGTGCTGTAGGCGGTCGAGCCATTGCCGCCAAACTTGGTGGGTATCTTCGGCGGGCTACTGCCGTCGGCAATCGTTACGTTGTATTTGCTGGTGCCATTGGTCAGGTGGTCGACGCCACATAAATAGATGTCCGACCAAAACGAATCCGCCACCAGCGTCATGCCGCGCGGATCGGGGCACGCCGGCCGGAATTTCAAGTCCCACAGTGAATAGGCGTTGATCGCGGCCGTGGTATCGCCACCCGCTACGCCTGTCGCGTTGCCACCCGGAGCGTAGTGGAAGCCGCCAATCTTGCGCCAGTTGCCCGCGCCCGGTGCCGACACGAAATCGGTCGTGGCCTGAATGGTGGCATCGGACTTGAGCCAGATGGCGTAATCGGTGCCAGCGGTAAGCGTCGGCATGGTGATCGAAGTCGCGCCAGAGAACGTAACGGTCGTGCCCGCTACATCAATGATGGTGCCGGCCTTGATTTCTGCCGTTCCCGCCCCGGTTTTGGTGAAAGCGACAGTGGTGGGATCGGCTTTGTAAAAACTGCCCCTCGCCGACCCGATGTCCGACAGCAGCGCCAGCGTGCCACTTTGATTCGGTAGTGCAATCGCCCGGTCGGCGGTTGGATCAACCACTGTCAGCGTGGTCTCGAAGGCGTCGTCGGTGGTGCCCTCGAACACCAGCGCAGCACCGGCACCAAGAACAGGCGCGCCGGTGGCCAGATCGCAGACGATCAGCCAGGCGCTGTTTGCCGCATTGCGTATCTTCAGCAAGCCTGTGGTGGTGTCCGCCCACCACTGATACGAATACGTCGTGGCCGGCGCGGTCGCGCCGCTGCTGTTGGCGACCAGCGCCGCGAGGGCGTCGTTGACGTCGGCGCGAAGGGTGGGGAAATTCGCGTTGGCGATGATCATGTCATGTTGCGGCATGGCGGGGTCCTTTAGGCAATTTGCTCAGCCGCGACGCGCAACTGAGTGATCTTGATGGTGTAGTTCTGGTCGCCGCTGGTCAGGCGGGCGCGGAAATCAAAGCCGCGGGCGACGAATTCGGCGGCGTCGAGCCGCTTCCAGGCAGACCACGTCGGGGTGCCGGCGGGGTCGTCGTCGGTCTCGCGCGCCTCGACCCAGGCGTCGACCGGCGCGCCTTCGGTGCCGTCGAACAGGCCGGCGGCATCGTCGAACAGCCCGGCTGTCTCGTCGAAACTGGTCGATACGTTGACCGCCGAGGCGGCGATCAGCGAGGTCAGGCGAACGCGCGACACGACGCCCAGGTCCATGCCCGCCGCGAAGTCATAGGTGCCAGCCGCTGCCACGCCGCCGAAGTAATCGAAGAGGCCGGCGGCATCGTCGAAATTGCCCGTTGCGGCATCGAACAGCGTGTCGCTGCCCAGTTGCAGATCGACGCCATCGACGTAGGTGCTGGAATGCGTGCCGAGGAAGTCGTCGTCCTCCTGCACCGATGACAGCGTGCTCCACGCCAGCGCAGTGGCTTGTTTGGTGCTGATGCTGGCGGCGGTGACGGAGGGCCGGCCGCCGCTGTCTTCGGCCTTGAGCAGGTAGGTGCCGGCCTTGAGCGGCAGCACCAGCACGGTGGCCGTGCCGGCGCCGGCTTCGCCGATGCCGGTGCTGGTTTCCCATGTCGCGCCGGAAAGGCTGGGCGAGTGCCGCGCGCGAATCGCGCCGCCCTGGCGCACATCAAGATCCGGATGCAGCGCGAAGGTGAGGATGGCCAAGCCGCCGGCAGCCTGGATACCCAGCCCCGTGATGTCCGCCGGCGGCGCTGTCAGGCCAAGGATTTCTTTGGCGCGGGTGGCGGAATAGGCGGAGGCCACACCCATCGAATTGCGGGCGCGAACACGGAATTCATACTGCCCCGGCGCGATGTCGTTGATGTCGATCGCCAGCGCGGCGGAGGCCGGCAGCACTACCCACGCGCCCCCGGCGGGGCGGTACTCGGGGAGGTAATCGCGCACGAAGGCATCCACCACAGCCGCCCATGACACCGTGGCGCGGGCCTTGACGCCGGCGGAGCCGGTGGTCTCGAACAGGGTTTCGGTGACGTCGGGCGTGCCGGGGGCGGCGACGGTGTAGGGGTCGGGCAGGTTGGTCGCCACCGACACGCGCGGCGTGGTGAGCGGCTCGGCGACATAGACCGAGTCGTCGTATTCCACCGCCGTCACTTCTACTTCGTCGGAAGACAACAGGCCGATGCGCACCACGCGGAAGGCCTTGGCGGTCCAGCCCGGGGTGCTGTGCGTGATGTTGACCACGTCGCCGACTTCGCAGCCCAGCCCGGCGATGGTGGCGCGGAAGCTGGCGATGGTGCCGAAGCGGCTCTGCTTCAGGTGCCGCTGGCCGAGCATCTGCGCTTCGTAGGCGTCGGTGGTGAAGGGCAGATCGATCTTGCTCTCCAGCATCAGCGCGTTGTCGATCACGCGGTAGGCGGCGGATTCGGCCAGCGCGATGTCGGGCTGCCACTCGTTGTCCGGATTGGTCCAGTTGGCGCGCACGCGGTTGAAGCGGCCGCGCTTGTTGCCCAAGGCGATGTTCCAGGCGCCGACGATGGTGTCTTCGGTGAAGGTGAAGGCGGCGGTGTCGGCCTTGTCCAGCACCAGCTTGTGCTTGCCGCCGCTGAACACCAGCATGCCGCGCATGCAGGTCAGCAGCGCGCGGACGTTCTCGATGCTGCTCTTGCTGGTATCCACCAGGCCGTTGCAGGTGTAGCGCGGCTGCGTGCCGGCCGGCGTGGGGATGCTGGCGTCGCAGTAGTTCGCGGCGGCGATGATGGTGGCGTCATCGATGCTGGCCTCGGCGATGCCGCGCCCGTAGCGGGCATTGGTCAGGTAGTCGCGCAGGCACAGCGCCGGGTTGTCGCTCCATGCGGTGGTCGAGTCGCGCGGGTCGAACACCTTGCGGCCGCGAATGTCGGCGGTGATGACCGGCACGCCGTGCCACACGTCCTGGTTGAAGGTCAGGCGGGCGACGGTGTAGGCGACGCCGGAGAGCTTGTGCGCGGTGGTCCATTTGGCGGGCAGCGCCGCGACCAGGCTACTGCTGGCGGCTTGCGCGTCGGCGCCGGTGAAGTGCTCCAGGGTGAAGGCGCCGGCAAAGCGGGCGTCGGTGCTGATCGTGCCGTCGAAATACACTGCATCGAAGCCGTCGACCTCGCCTTCGCAATGCGCCAGCACGATGTGCAGGTAGGTGTTATCGGCGCCGGACACTTCCGTCAGGCAGCGCGTGCCGCCGATGCGGCGCGTGCCGTAGAGCACCGGAAGCGGGTCGACCGTGCCGGCGGTATTGAGCAGCATGCCGCGCGCGGCGGCCACGGCGGGGGATTCTTGTTGTTGGTCTTGTTCGTCGGAGCCGATCACTCCGCCGAGAACTGACGAAGCCACCATGCTGGCGACGCCAGAAACAAGTGCAGCCCCCATACTTCCTGCTACGACCATCCCGGCGGACACCGCATAGGCAGTCGCTGCATAACCAGCGGCCATGCTGCCGACAGCAACAATAGCGGCAGGCATTACGCAACCCTCCAGCCAGCCGCGAAAGTCGGCGCTGGCGACACGGCGGCATAGGCCAGCAGACACACGCCGGCGGTCTCGGTGGCCGACAGCACGCGGGCACCCAGCGCCACATGCGCGGCGATCTGCCCGTCGGCGGTCTCGCCGATCAGGATGTCGCCCTCCTGCGCGAAGGCCGGTTCGACTTCCACCAGCCCGTCGCGCAACAACTGATCGATCACGCCGCGCGCGCCATGCTTGCGCGTCCAGGCTCGCGCACGGGTGGCCGTGGCCATGTGCTTGCGGTGCGTCGCGTGCAGCGCCGTGCCGTGCATGGCATCTACAGCACGCAAGGCCAGCGCCACGCAGTTGGTTTCGCCCCAGACGAACATGCGGCCAAGCTCGGCGCGCACGAACTGCTGCAGCAGAAGGTCGGGTTGCGCTATCATGGCGCCGTCATCCGATCCGGAGAACCCCATGCGCGCCCTGCCCCTGATTTTTGCCCTGCTGTTGGCTGGCTGCAGCATTGCCCCGGCGCGGCTTGAAAGGGAGCGCGCAGCGATCCGCGACAAACCACCGGCGTATCAGGCCGGCTACATGGAAGGCTGTGAGAGCAGCCTATCGGAATCGGAAATAATTCCAAAGGACGAGGCGAAATACCGCCGCGACGATGCGCGCATGAAGACTGACCCAGAGTACGCGCTGGGCTGGAATGACGCCCGCTGGAAGTGCCGCGTGCATTGATCGCCATCACGCCGGCCCCCAGGTAATCTGCCGATTCAACTGCGACACGTACTCGAAGCCCAGGTCGCCGGGGAACCATATCTGCTGTTCCTCGTGGTTCGTATGCCGCCCCGGCGTGCGCTCGAAGTCGATCCAGTGGCTGCTGGCCGAAATCGTCACGATGCAGCGGCCGTCGGCGGGGTCTTCTTCAATCGCCGGCGAATCAACACGGCCATCGAAGATCGGCAGCGGGTCGATCAGCACCGCCTCGCCGCCATCCAGAAACCCCTTGCGGATCACCAGCCGGCGGTCGATGTACTCATACGACAGAATCGCCGCGATCAGGGTCTGGTCGACGCCCGACAACTGCACGCTGGCCTGCGTGATGGTCAAGTCGCCCGCCTCTTCGATGCCGCTGAATTCGAGAAAATGCCCCAGCGCCGGGTAGGTGTTGCCATTCCAGTCGATGCTGCGATAGGCGTCGGTGGCGTAGGTGGTGGCGCCGTCCAGGTACAGCTCGAACAGGTGCACCGGCTGATTGGCGTCCTTGGCATATTCGGCGATCACGCCGGCGCTAGCGCCCCTGTTCATGGCGACTCCACCAACTCGCAGGACCAGTCGAACACCGGGCGGGCCTGTATGCCGACTTCGTGCGAATCGCCGCCGAAAGCGACAGTGAAGGGCACATTGGTCACCACCAGCGCTTCGTTGTCGGCCACCGCCGAATACAGCGCGGGCTCGATCGCCAGCGTGACTTCGCCGCTGCCGTTGCTGACGGCGTCGGCGGTGAGCATGTACACCTTGGCGTGGGCGAACTTGATGAAGTCGCCGGCTTTCAACACCGTGCTGCTGACCGCCCAGCCGTCGGTGAGGATGCTGCGCCCCGCCGTCTGCGCGCCCTTCACCAGCGGCGTGCCGGTCACAGCGGTCTGCGGCTGGCCGATGATGCTGGGCACGAAGCTGAAGGTGCCATACTGCCCGCGCTGCGCCAGCGCAAAGGCCAGGAGCGGCGCCATCTCGGCGCGGGTGCGGTTGTGGTAGCCCAGCGCGAAGCCCCAGCGCTGCGCGCCACGGCTGCGCGTCTGCCGCTTGAGTGAGTGCGCCACCGACACCAGCGTCGGCTGGATGGTGCGCAGGCTCATGGAGGACGGCGCCGGCGAGGTGGGGAAGGTTCCACTCATGTCAGGCGCTCATCGGCGTGATGCGGTTGCGCATCTGCTGCCGGGCGGTGATGCCTGGCACGTTGCGATAGATGCGCTGCTCCAGCGCCGCCAGCGCGGCGTTGATTTGCGGGATCACCGACGCATCGGCGCCGCGGGCGTCGATGGTGACAGGCATGTCGATCGTGACGCTGTCGCCCCCAAAGCCCCGCGCCCGATTCTCGCCGGCCGGCACGATGCGCTCGCCCTTATGGATTTGCGCGATCATGTCGCGCGGGACATAGTCCGTACCACTAGCGAAACTGAATTTCGGAATGAAGAAATCAGTGAGCGAATCCATCCCAAACCCGCCCGATGAAAACCCGTCAAATGACTTCGACACAGCTTTCCCGATCGGCTCGGTCACGCTCTTGCGCAGGATGATGCGGGCGATGTCCTTGTCCAACCCTTTTAGCACATCAGAGAGGCTCTTGCCGCCAATCGCTGCCTCCTCGAAGGCGCTGTTGAAGCCCATCCCCATGTCGTGGGCAAAGGTGTCGACTTCCTTGACCGCCTCGCCCAGCGTGCCCAGCCGTGCCTGCGCGGCTTCGATGAACTGGTTTTCGCTGATGTGCCCGCCTTCCAGCATCGAGGCCAGCAGTTCCATGTCCTTGCGGGTTTCTTCCAGCTTTGCCGTCGGCGTGGCGGCCAGGAGCTGCATCAGTCGATCGGTTTCCTTGCTGGCCTTGTCGGTCTGCCCGGTGAGCTTGGCCATGGCCGACGTGTAGATGTCCATGTCGAGACCGGAATCGAAGAACAGCTTGTCGAGCGCCTCGATCTGGTCGGCCAGCTCGCGCGACTTGACCACCGCGCTGCTGTTGATGGCGCCGGCCACGGCCTGGTTGATGCGGGAGGCGTAGTCGTCGACACCATGAAATTTTGCAGCTTTCTTTTCGTGGCCCTCCTTAGCCAACCCCATTGCCTTTCGGGTCGCCTCTTGTTCTCTCTTTATTCGAGCAACGATTTCGGCGGCTGTTTCGGGCCGCTTCTGCTCTGGACCTTCCAACCCAAGCCCGTCTCCCAACGCCGCCATTTCACGATAGATGCGTTGAGCCTGAGCACGTTCCTCCAGCGCGGTCTTGTAGAAGTTCTGGCTGACGTTGCCAGTCGTGATCTTGGCCATCGACTCATTGAAGTCGGCGGCAAACTCGTGAGCCGACGCCCCAACTTGCTTGATCAGAGCGGACAGGGGATTAAGTACCTGCGCGCCAATTCCGCCGAACCCAATCCAGATCGCTTTGAGGGCACCGCCTTCCTGCGCCGCGATAGCCATCGCAGCGGAGATCTCAGTCATGGCCGGCAGCATGCTCGAAACCATGGCCATGGAGGCGACCTTGCTATGTAGCGCTAGCTCGGACAGTTGATCGTTGAACTTGTCGGCCTGCGGCGCGAGCGCGGCCATACGCTCGCCGTAGACCTTGGCTTTTTCCTGCGCCTCGGACAGCCCTTTGCTCCCCTGATTGAGCATAGGGATCATGTCCATACCGGCCTTGCCGAACAGCTTGACAGCCAATGCCGTCTTGGTAACTCCGTCTGGCATGTTGGCAAACAGATCGGCGAGTTGAATCAGTGCGCCATTGGCATCAGTTGCCGTGATACCGGCTTTTTTCAACTTGTCGGAATGGTCAACCATGAAGGTCGACAGTCCCTTGACGCCCTTGGCCAACGATTCGAGGCTGGTCCCAGACTGTTCTGCGGCGAGCTTCCAGGTGGCCAGATCCTTGACGCTGATGCCGACCCGTTGCGACAGGTCGTTCATCTCGTCGCCGAGGTCGATGATGCCCTTGATGTTGTCGATGAGCGCGCCGACGGAGAAGGCGGCGGCCATGCCGGCGAAGGCGGCCTTGGCGGCGCCGAAGGCGGCATCCATGCGCGCGGCGCTTTTTTCCGCCAGATGCGACACCTTGCCCAGATCCTGCTCGATGTTGGCGAGCTTGGCATTGATGTCGATGGTGAGCGTGGCGAGTGCCATCAATCAGACTCCGGTGGGTTGTCGCGCAGCCAGTCGCGCAGAACGACGAGTTGCACGACGAGCGCTTCGATGTCGTCGATGCCGAATATTTCGGCGGCGACGGGCAAGGCGGACCATTCCAGGCCGCCCATGAAATTCCAGACCGTGATGACCAGACGCACGGCGTCCGGCGGTGCGCCTGGCGGGAGGGGCAGTTGCGTGCTCTCCTGCCAGGCAATCAGTTTTTTGCGGCAGCCTCCAGCGCGGCGGCGTGTTCGCGATAGCTGCCGAGGATCTTGTCGATCAGCGGTCCGAGCAGTTCGGGGTGATCGGCCAGCCATTCCTTGCAGACGTCTGCATCGAAGGCCAGCGGATGCGGATCGCCGCCGGGAATGAGGTCGAGTTCCTTGACCCCCTCCCAGCCGACGATGAACGGGAACAGGCGCGAGACACTGCCCGGCCCGCGCATTTCCATCATCTCGACGTCGGTCGGGCGGCGCACCGTGAAAGTGAAACCGCCCGCTTCGACCTGCTGCTCGCGGGCCTTTCTGATTTTGTCGATCAGCCCCATGATCAGGAGGCGTAGACGTTGGGCAGACCGTTCATGGTGATGGCCGCTTCCGTGGTCACCATCTGCTGCGCGCTGCCGCCGGGCAGCAGGCTGCAGCCGACATGGCCAAGGAAGGACAGAATCTGGCCGCCGCTGCCGAAGGTGAACTTGAAGGCCTTCTTGGCTTGCGCGTCCGAGGCGGCCTTCATGGCTACCAGGCCGGCGTCGGCCGTGTCCCAGATGTTGGTGAAGTTGTAGGTCGCGGCGGCCGGCAGGCCCGGCATCTGGGTTTTGCTGTTGCCGTGGATCGTGGTGGTATCGATGAAGTCGTAGCCGCCGCCGGACGACGAGACGCTGGTGGCGGTGGTGATCGAATTGCCGAAGGTGAGCTTTTCCGCCGTGCCGGTGGAGAAGGTGTCGAAGTTGGTGCTGTCGACGCCCTCGATGCTGAAGGTGTCGGCGGTCAGCACGATGATCCGGGCGCTGCGATCATCGAGCTGGAACATGCCGGAGACCGTCAGCGCAACGAAGTCGCCGGTGGTGTAGCCGTGGGTGGTCGAGGTGCAGACGGCGGGATTGGCTTTGGTGATGGCCGAGATCGTCTTTGCAGCGGCGCGGGCCGATTCCATCGCAATCGCGACGTTGGACCATTTACGTGGAGTTGCCATGGTGATTCCTTTCAAAAAAAACCCGCCGAAGCGGGTGGGTGGGGTTCCCCGTCTCCGGGGCGGGGTAAAGCTGAATGCGTCAGCCCGTGGCGAAGGTCGTCACGGTGAGAATCGTGGCCAGCAGGCCGGTGTCGGGGTCCATCACGGCTTCGCGGCCGATGCGATTGAAGGTGGAGCCAGCCAGCACGGCCTCGACCGCTACGGCGGCGGCATCGGCGGCGGTGCGTGTTTGCGCCCAGCAGCCCACCGAGAGATCGACGTCGGCGCCAAACGCTTGCCCGGAGATGCCGAGGTACGGCTCGGTACGGGTGCGGGCAAAGACAATAGCCGGATAGGCGCACTCTTCGGGCAGGGCATCCGGGTACAGACGCGTGGACACCAGTGCGGTCACACCGGCATTGCCCGAGAGCAGCGTGTAGAAATCGGATTCGACGGTCACTTTGATTTCACCCGCGCGTTGAGTTTTTCGATTTGCGGGACCACGGATTGCATGAACTTGGCGATGGCTTCCTGTCCCTTGCTGGTGGCGGCTGGACGCAGGAAGGGGCGCGCGGCCATCTTCCTGGTGCCCAGCTCAAGGAAGCGCCAGTAGTAGGGATCGTTCGGATTTCTTGCGCCGGCCTTGCCCAGCTTTTTGACCCGCGCGCGGCCGCGAATGCCGCGCACGTTGATGTACACGCCTTCGTCTCCGGCGGCGCGGGCAAACTTGCTGGCGCGCACGACGATGTTCTTTTTGACCGTGCCCGGCGCGCGGGTCTTGCTCGGCACGTTCAGCACCGGCGCGGCGGCGCGGGCCGCCGCCTGGATGACCTTGCCGGCGTCGCGCAGGGCGCCGCGCACGGCCTTGGTGCGGATCGTCACCGCGGCTTCGGCCAGGGCGCGCTTGAGGTCGTCGACACCGGCGAGCTTGACCACCAGACCGTCAGCCATTGCGCACCCCCGCGATGCACATGATTTCCAGTCCTTCGCGGTGGCCCAGTTCGGCGATGCCGACGATGTCGAGCGGCTGCGCACCCCACATCAGGCGCATGTCGCGCGTGATGTCGGTGCGGTAGCGGATCTGCACCTGGTGGTCGACGCTGCCCTGCATCTGCGCTGCGGCGAAGAACTCCTTGCCGCGCAATTGCTTGACGGACGCGCTGACCGTGTCGAGCACCGTCCAGGTGACCACCTCTTCGCCGTTGGCGGCGCGCGTGCTGCTCTTGCGCTCGATACTGACGCGCTCGGTGAGGCGGCCGGCTTGCATGTCAGACCCACCGGATGACGCGATAGGCGTCGAGCAGACGGTCAACGAAGGGCAGCGGCTCCATCTTGACCACACCGGATGCCTCGCGGTTGGCATGCCAGTGGCCGATCTGGATCAGCATCCACTGCTTGATTTCCTGCGGCACGGCGGCGGCGGCGCCGTAGCCGGCGACATAGCGCACCTTGACGGCATTGAGTTGCGCACGAGCAACCGGCCATGCACACCCCCAGGCGGGGGTGATGCGCCCGCGTTCGTGCACGGCATCGACGAGGTACTGTGCCGAGTCGAGTGTCTGCGTGACGCCGTCGTTGTCGACATAGGTGATGGCCGCGACGCTTTGCAGCGGGCCACGCAAAATATCCATTTCCCAATCGGGAAATTCGTCGAGGTACATGTCGAGGGTTTGCGTCATCAACGCCTGATTGACGCCAGCCTCGGCGCCGCCGCGAGCGCTGGCGATCAGTGCCGACAACAGCGGATCGTCGGTGGTGTTGGTGCTGGGCGCGCCGGCGCCGAGACTGGCGTCGGCAATGTTGTCGGTGTAGCTGGTGGTGGTGTTGTCGGCAAGCGTAGCCAGCAGCAGGTAGGTGCTACCGCCAGCGGTGGTGCGGTAGAGCTTGCGCGCGGTGACGGCGCTGCCACCAAGGGGGATGGCGGACACTGTGACCTTGCCGTTGACCGTCTTGTCGGCTACCGTCACTGCCGCCGAAGGCGTGCCAGCCTGCGTCTCGCCGGCGGCGGTGACGAAGGTGGCCAGGTAGCGGTGCGCGCCGTTGTCGACGTTGCCGGCGACAGCAGGCGAAATCAAGGCGACCGTTGGCGCGGCAGGGGCCGGCTCCTGGTTGCCGCTGTCAAGGCGCAGATGCGCCATGACTTCGGCAATGGTGAGCGGCTCGGCAGCCGGTGCGGCAAATTGGACCAGAGCGGTCATGCGGTTTTACTCGTCTGAACCCATGCCACCGACGACGCCAGCCGTCGAGATGCCTGCAGAAGTCGGCGCTGGCGGTACGGCGGCCGGCGCGGTCCGTTTGCCCTTGCCGCCACCCTTTCCGGCGGTGGCGATGTTCTTCAGGTGCTTGGCCGCTTCCTGCTCGGCGGCGGTGGCGGTTTCGCCGGGCCGGGCGGTGGCGGTTTCAGGGGCACGGCGCTTGACTTCGACGGCGTAGCCGCCGGCGACCAGGTCGCGGCCTTCGGCGTCGTCGATGTCCCGTTCGTGGCCGATAGGGAAGGTACCGGCGGGACCAGACATCAGGGTGAGGTGTTTGATGTGCATGGCTTACTCCAGGACGATGTGGAAGGCGCCGCTCTTGACGTTGCCGCCGTTGGCGATGACGATCTTGAGACGGTCGTTGGCGACGGCGATCTTGTCATTCACGGCCGCGCCGCCGCCGGCATAGAGCGCGGCAGCACCGGCGGTCGAGTGCGTTGCCTGACGCGGGGCGCGCGTCGCGCTGGCGTTGACGCCGGTCTCGGTCCAGATCGTTTCGCCGGTGGCTTCGCTGGTGATGGTGATAGTGGATCCATCGGCGAAGTCGGTCTTGACGTAACGGAGGGTCGACACCTTGCCGGTGCAGACCTCCGAATACGCCGTGGCCGATCCGTCGGCGGCCGTGGTCACCGCCACGGCCGCCAGGCGCTGTGCGTAGCTCATCACGCGATCCGATACGTGACGAAGGTATCAGCCGCCGTCTTGCGGGTGCGCCACAGCGACGAGTAGCCCATGGTGGCGCCGGTGCTGGCATGCAGTGACTGCACCACCGGATTGCCGACGATGGTGTGCCCGGTATCCGCCGTGACGGTGATGGTGTCGGCGGCGGCCAGGGCGCTGTTGATCAGGCACCAGTCGAAGCTGTCGCCCACCGCCATGGTGACGCCGGCATCGATCAGCGCGCCGGTGGGCAACGTGTAGGCTGCGGTGGCGCCCGTCGCCGTCGGCGTGGCGGTGATGATCTTGGTCAGCAACTCGGCGATGGTGAGGGTGTTGGCGACGGTCTTGGCGGTGGGCGCGCCCTGCGCTTCGAACTTGGTGCCGCGGATGTTGAGCTGCGAGCCCGACGCCAGCGTTTGCGTGCCGCCGGATTCGACGGTTTGCGTGCCACCGCTGGCGATAACCTGTTCGACACCGCCCTGCTTTACGTAGATTTTCGGCACATAGGTGGGATCAGCCATGATGCGTTCCTTTCATGTCAGTCGGGCCAGCGATCGCCGGCCCGGTGGGTGGCCTACGATCAGGACGCGAGGCCAACGCCGAAGGCACTGGCGATCACGGAGGCGGCCTGCGTGGTCGGCTTGCTCTTCGCGCCGTACTGGATGGCGACGATGCCGCCGACGATGGCGTCTTGCGTGGTGCGCGACAAGACGGCAAACACGTAACGCAGCGTGGGTTTGTAGACGTCGACCAGCAGCACCTTGCTGTCGGAATCGGTGGCGCCGGCGGTGACCGCGCCGGTGGCCTTCTGCGTCACCGGCGTCGGCGAGCTGACGCTGTTGGCGCTGTTGGCCTTGGCGGTGAGCGTGAGGACACTTCCGGATGTCACATCGCCGGTCAGGGCGATGAACATGACGCCATCGAAGCCGGACATGTCGAGCACGTCGGTGGTGAGGTCGGTTTGCGCGGCAGCGGCGGCAGCTTCCACCACCGTGACCTTGATGTCTTTGCTGAGATTCATGATTCGTTTCCTTTATCGAGGTTGCGGATGCGGCCCGCCTTCGCGGGCCGCTAGCGCGAGGGGTGGATCAGGAGGCGGCGAGCTTGACGCGGACGAAGGCTTCGGCCAGCACCGGCATGCCGTCGGACTCCAGGCGGCCGATGAAGCCCATCTGGTTGGTCTCGGCGTACAGCTCGGTGAGGCGCTGCACCTGCAGATCGAGCGCATCGGCAATCCAGTACTGGCTGAAATCGCCCAGGATGCCGACGTACTGGCTGGCGGTCAGGGTGTTCGGTGCGTACTCCGACATGTTGACCGCCAGGTTGAGCAGGCGATCCGGCTCGCCGGCTCGCACGCTTTCACGCCAGATGTAGTCGCCGTCGCCATTCTTCAGCTTGGCGACTACGGCCAGCACGTCGCGGTGGAAGATCCACTCGGCCTTGTTCCAGTAGTTGCCCTTGAGACCGAACTTGGCGCTGAGCAGGCCGTCGAAGGTCGGCGACGTGGCGGCATTGCCGGTGGAGACATCGCGCGTGGTGGGGATGCCGTCGTTGCTGGCGGTGAACACGCCCAACGGCTGGTTGGCGCCGGAGCCAGTCATGAAGCCCTTTTCCTGGCTGATGGCGAACTTGTAGGCAAGGCGGCTGGCCACCAGGTTGCCCATGCCGCCGTTGAGGCGCATCAGCTTGTTGCTGACCTTGATGCGCTTGGCCAGCGGATGCGGGGTGAGCGAGCGCTTGCCGAACGACATGGTGCCATCTTCGCTGCCGGTGAGGATTTCGGCGGTCCAGTCGGCATCGTCCGGATCCGCGGCCAGGTAGGGCGCGCCCAGCGAGCCGGCCGATTCGACGCGGTGCTTGGTGGCCTTGGCGCGGATGAAGACCATGTCGTCGACGCCCTTGATCAGGGTATCAACGAACTGTTCGGACGCGACCATGAAGCCGCCGCCGGTGTCGCTGTCGGCCTGCAGCGCGCGAATCTCGGCTTCGGACAGGGCATTGCGGCCGCTGGCGATGAAGCGGTCGAAGGCTGCGCGGTATTCGTCGCTGCCGCGCTTGCCGGCGGTGCGCTGACCTTCCGGATTTTCATTGCCGGGCTTGCCGCGCAGGGACTGCTCGGCGGCGGTGCGCTCAGCTTCGGCGAGCTGCTCTTCACGCTCGATGCGCGTGCGCAGTTCGTCGGCCTTGCCGAAGACGTCCTTGTAGGTCTTGTCTTCGGCTTCCGTCAGGGCGCGCCTTTCTTCGTCGGCCTTGTCGAGGATGGCGCGGGCGTCGTGGATCAGCTTGCCGCGCTGTTCGCGGAGATCTTTCAGTTTCTGAGACATGGTGTGTCCTTTCTCGAAATGCCCTGGCAGAGAACACCGCGAGGCATCCGCTGCCAGGGCTTGAGCGGATTGCCGGAAACAAAAAGGCCGCCGAGGTTTCCCAGGGCGGCCGGTTGTGGGGCTGCTTTGCTTACTGCGACAACTCCAGGTGGCGGCGCAGCAGATCGGTGCGCCACAGCTCGACGGGTGGCACGACGTCGGCGGCTTGCGCAGCCTGCAGGCTGCGCACGGCGACATCGGTGCTGGGGTACGCCGGGTAGGTCACCGGCGAGACGTCGAACAGCTCGCACTCGAGCAGGGTGCGGATCCACTCGCCATCGACCTTGGCCCACTTGTCGGCCATGGTGTAGAAGCCAAAGCTGCACTGATTGACATCACCGCGGGCGATAGGCGCCATCACCATGTCGCGCACCAGCTGCGTGTCTGGCGCATCGACTTCGAAGGCGAGGCCGGCGCTGTCTTCGGACAGACGCAGGGTGCCAGCCTTGTTGCGGCCGAGCACGATGTTGGCGTCGTGGTTCCACAGCGCACGGATGTCGCCGGACTGGATGGACTTGGCGAAGGCGCCCGGGGCGATGCGCTCACGAAAGCCGCCCAGGTCTTCGGAAAGGGAATCGAACTTGGCGGCATGGCCGGCGATTTTGGTCGGCGTGCCGTCGGCAGCGACGACGCGCAGCTCGGCAACGGCGATGCGGGTTTCCTTGGTTTTCATGAATTGGCTCCTTGTTTGGACTGGCCGGCGGCCTTGTTGAGCATGTCGAGCATCTGCACGAAGGCCATGTTGGTCTGCACGGTGTAGTCATCCATGCCACTGGCGCTGGATGGGTTCTTACCTTCACTGATGCGGACTTCGTTGCGGTTGAAGACACCGTTTTGCAGCATGCTGCCGTTGAAGGCGGCGCGGGCGGCAGAATCGCCGCGCATCAGGCCATCGAGGTCGAAATAGATGCAGTGGGTTTTGCTCGACGCGCCGGAGAGCAGGTCGCGCTCCATGGCTTCTTCGCGCCGCACGGCGCCAGGGCGCACGGTGTGGGTGACGAATTCCATGCCCTGGTGTTCGATGTTGTTGTTGGTGCTGCGATCAAGCTCGGCCAGCATGTGCAGCGGCACGCCGAAGATGCGCGCGATTTCGGCGATCTGCATCTTGCGCGATTCGAGGAATTGGGCATCTTCGTTGGTCATGCCCAGGGCCTTCCACTCCATACCGTCTTCGAGCAGCGCGGTCTTTCCGGCGTTGCGCAGGCCGCTGTAGGCATCCTTCCAGCTCTTGAGCAGCGAGGTGCGCGTGGCGTCGTCCTTGAGGCGGCCGGCCATGGTGAGCACACCACCCAGGCGGGTGCCGTTGCCGAACAGGCGCGCGCCATGCTCTTCGGTGGCCAGCGCCAGGCCGATGGCTTCGCGGCAGGCGGCGATCGGCGACAGCGGGGTGATGCCGTCGGCGCCGGTGGTGAGCCCGTGCATGAAGTGCATTTCGTGCTGCAGGATGATGCGGCTGGGGCCGTTCAGCGGGCAGTACTCGAAGGCCAGGCGACCGTCGGGCGCGCGAAACGGCCGCACGCGATCGGGGTGCAGCGGGATCAGTTCGGCCACCGACTGGCCGCCGGTCGCGATGATTTCGGAGTAGTACCGGCCGCGCAGGGCGAAGTGGCCGGCCATCATCTCGCGCCATTCGAAGCTGGTCTGCCAGCGGTTCGGGCGTTTTGTCAGCACCTGGTCAAGCGGGTGCTTGCGGTCGCGCTCTTTGCCGCCGTTGTCGAGCTGGCGATAGACGCCGAGCGGTAGGCTGGCATATGTTTGTGCCAGGATGGCGACAGCACGGAACACGGCGGTGACGCGCATGGCGCTGTCGGCGGTGACCGACAGCCCGGTGGCGGAGCTGCCGCCGCCAAACCATTCAGCAATGACCGGATCACGCGGGTGTCCGGTCATCACGGATCCGCGATGCTCTTCGAGGCGGGACATGATGCCCATCAGTGCGCTCCCATCCAGAACAGCACCGCACCGACGACGACGAACGCGACCGGCGGGTAAATGGCGTACAGGCCATAGCCGACCAGGGCGAGGCCACCAAAGGCGAAGCCGTCGCGCAGATCGACAAGGCCGGCGAGTTTGGGAAGTAGTTTGCGCATGGTCAGACGACGATGATTCCGCGGGAGTTGTAGACGCTGTCGGAGTCGTTATCGACCATCGCGCGGCCATGCGCGTCGATCGCGGCCACAGCGGCATCGATCTTGTTCGCCGCGCGCAGCTTGCGCGGGAAGATGTTCTCGTTGCGATCGGGCGCGACTTCGACATTGCTGAACTGCCACACGGTGCAGGGGTTGTCGTCGTGGTGGTAGCGGCCGGCATCGACGAGGGCCTGGATGTCCTTCATCGGGTCGCTGAGGTAGCGGACTTGTTGCGGAATATCGACGACCTCGAAGCCTTCCTTGGCGAGGTTGGCGCCCATCTGCTGCCCGCCCCAGGGATCCTTCGCGATCTCGCGAATCAGCACGGTCTCGGCGCTGGTGATGATCTCTTCCTGTATCTGTTCCAGGTCGATCATGTTGCCGGGGGTGGCGATCAGGTGGCCGGTATGGACCCAGCCACGGTAGTGGGCGTTTTCTTCCTTGTCGATCGCAGCCTGCGGGGCGTAGTTGCGGGTGACGAGGTAGTAGTGGTCTTCGTCATCAATGCGGCGCTTGAATTCCCACACGGCGGTGGCGATGTCCTGTTTGCTGGCGAGGTCGAGGCCGACGACACACTCTTCGCCCTTGAACTGGTCGAGGGTGAGCGTGGCGTCGCCAGCTTGCTGCAGGTGGTAGAGGTTGAGCCAGGGCGAGGCGGCGGCGACCCAGACGTTGAGGTGCTTGGTCTTGAAGGTGTTCTGCTTGCGCGGATCGGCCAGGGCGTCGCGCTGCTGGGCCTTGAGGAATTCAGCATCGACCGACACACCAAAGTTCGGGTTAGCCTTGATCAGGGCACCCTCGCTGGTCCAGTCGTCACCTTCGTCGATGCCGAAAACGATGCCGAAGCGCTGGTCGTTTTCGATGACGCCTTCGAGGATCTTCTGCAGCTCGGCCTGGTGCAGGTAGCACGGGCCCGAAATGTCGCTGCCGGCGGTGGTGATGACGAGCATCAGCGGTTGCGAGCGCGCACCCATGCCGGTCTGCATGGTGTCGTAGAGTTCGCTGGTCTTGTGCTCGTGGTACTCATCGACGATGGCGCAGCTGGGGCTGGCGCCGTCGCCAGGCTTACCGATGACGGGCTCGAACTTGGCGTTTTTCTCGGTGACTGACAGGTTGGAGGCGTTGGCCAGGACGCCATATTTCTGGCGGAAGATCGGCGTGGCGCGGGCCATGAGCAGGGCCGGACGGAAGACTTCCATGGCCTGGTCCTGACTGGTGGCGCCGGAGTAAACCTCGGCGCCGAATTCGCCATCGACGGCCAGCATGAAATTGCCGATGACGGCGGCCAGCGTGCTCTTGGAATTCTTGCGCGGGACGAAGAGATCCGCGACACGAAAGCGACGTTTGAAGGTGACGGCATGCACCCATCCGAAAATGCTGGCCAGGATGAAGACCTCCCACTCTTCGAGCTTGATCAGCTCGCCGCGACCGGCCCAGTCGCCCTTGATGTGCGGCATCAGCTGCGCGAACTTGCAGACGCGCTCGGCCGGTTGGTAGACGATGCCGTCAGCGTCGGTCAGTTTGGGATTGAAGACGTAAGGGAAGCCCTCGCCGCCGACGCGATCGAGATCCTTGAGATGTCGCGCGCAGGCAAGCCGGTGCCATTTGCAGGCCGGCACGTCGCCGGCCACGACGGCGCGCGCGTACAGCGTGGCGCGGTCGGCAAATGAGAGGGCTACAGGTTCCATGCGGTCTCGCCAGGTTGTTCAAACAATGCCGCCTGCCGATTGTCGGACGGCTTCACCTTGGACCGCGACGACGGCGACATCCCAAAGCTCGCCAGGTAGCGATCGCAGTCCTGCTGCAGCTTGCCCACGATGCGGAGCAGCGCCGACTCGCGCAGAAAGCCAGTCGGCGTCTTTTGGGTGAAGACCGCCTCGGCCTCATCAAGTCCGGCTTCGGCCGCCTGGCGGCGCTTGGCTTCCAGTGCTTGCTCGGCCAATACCAGGCGCGCCCAGGTCTGGCAGTAGATCGAAAGCGCCGCACGATCCAGGCGGCTGATCACGCCATTGGCCTCAAGCTCTGCCGTGATTCGGCGCCACTCTTTTCGGGCCTCTTTCGAGAGATGCCTGGGAATGTCGGGAACCGCCACCTCGGGCTGCATGCCCTCGGACAAGTCGAGCGTGCGACGTCCAGGGTTTCCGCGCAGGAACTTGATTACGTTCGACTGCGGTTTCGGCCCACGAAGTCCCATCGATTCCCCCAAAGCAAAATGCCGCCTCGGAATCCGGGGCGGCATCGGTCTAGACGTCTGTACTCAGAAAAAAAAGTTCAAAACCTGCGACTTTAAAAATTTGAC